CCATGTTACACACCAAAATGAATGGTGATATGAACTGGATAGATGGTGATGAGATTGATGTGTGTCTTGGTGGCACATTTGCTGGTGATAAGTTTATAGCAATTCACAACAGAACACGAAGCAACACTACTAAAAAATGAAATCATTGAAAACCCCTCTTCGTTATCCAGGCGGGAAGTCTCGTGCTATCACAAAGATGTCACGATTCTTACCAGAGATGAGTATGTATAGAGAGTATAGAGAACCGTTTCTTGGGGGTGGTTCTGTTGCTTTATACATGACAAGGTATCATCCTCACCTAGAAATTTGGGTTAATGATTTATATGAACCCTTAGCAAACTTTTGGCAAACTTTACAACATGAAGGTGATGAAATTACGACCAGGCTCAGAGCATTTAAGAAAGCATACCCCACCCCAGATAGAGCACGAGAACTTTTTTTGGAGAGTAAAGAACTGGTTAACGATGCAGGAGCCAGTCTCGTTACACGTGCTGTTAGTTTTTATATTGTTAATAAGTGTTCTTTCAGTGGTCTTACCGAATCGAGTTCCTTCTCAAAACAAGCCTCAGACAGTAACTTTAGTTTACGAGGCATAGAGAAACTACCAGAATATTCAGAATTGATACAGCATTGGACTATAACCAATCTAACATATGAAAGGATGGTAACTGATGATAAAAATATATTTACTTACTTTGATCCTCCTTATGAGATAGGTTCTAATTTATATGGTAAGAAGGGTGGGATGCATAAGTCTTTTGACCATGATGCTTTTGCTCAAGAATGTGATTTACATACTGGGCATACCATGATATCATATAATTCATCTCAGTTAATCAGAGACCGTTTTACCGATTGGATTCCAAATGAGTATGACCATACTTATACTATGAGATCTGTTGGTGACTACATGAAGAACCAACAAGAACGTAAAGAACTTGTGTTAACTAACTATGCCATATGATGATAGATATCCTCTTAAGGATTATCTGAACAGTATTAATTTCAATAAGGATAATCTTATGGAAGATGATCCTGGTTGGGAAAAGAACTATCCTCCCTATGTTATTAACAAATGCCTGTCACATCACATGGACACACTAGCATTTGCTAATGAGATGAATCGATATCCTAACTTGGATAAGAAATTACAATATTCTTTTTATCTAAATACAGTGAGACCGAAGAAGAGATTCTCTCCTTGGGGCAAAAAAGAAAAGGTGAAAGATCTTGACCTTGTGAAAAAATACTATGGTTATAGTAATGAAAAAGCGATTCAAGCCTTAAGGATCTTAACTCCAGACCAACTTAATTACATTAAAGATAAACTGAATAAAGGAGGTAAGAAATGAATGAAGTCGAAGTCCAATGGACAAAAGACGATATGGTTGAGGTGAGTTTGAAAGAACCTGATGATTTTCTAAAGGTTCGTGAAACTCTTACTCGTATAGGTGTTGCTTCAAGAAAAGAAAAGAAGTTATATCAATCATGTCATATCCTTCATAAGAAGGGACAGTATTACATAGTACATTTTAAAGAATTGTTTGCTTTAGATGGTAAGAAAGCAAATCTTTCTGAAAATGATCTACAGAGAAGGAATAGAATTATAAGATTATTATCTGATTGGGGATTAGTTAACGTTGTTAAAGAATCTGCAATAGTTAATGCAGCACCTCTTAGTCAGATAAAAGTTATTGCTTATAAAGAAAAGGGTGAATGGACTCTTGAGTCTAAGTATAATATAGGTAAGAAAAAACAACCTACAACTTTATAAATAGGCTCAGTTGTTAAAAATATATGGCTGAAGAAATTTTAGATGATAAAGTAGAAGAAGTTGTAGAGGAAAAGAAGAAAGGTGTCTTTGGTAAAGTCAAAGATGCTATACTTCCAGATCCTGAAGAACAAGCTGCTATCATCAGTACATTTGTACGCATTACGGTCCTTGCCTGGTCGGGTGGAATATTGACTTTAAATTATGTTGCTATTCCAGGTGTTCCTCAACAGAAAATCGATCCGACATTTATAGCTTCAGTGTTCACAGGAGTTTTAGCGAGCTTTGGAATTCAGACAGCCAGTAAAAAGGGTGACGGTACGATGAAGATGAACGGCAATGGTAATGGTCCTAACGGTGGTCCTCCTCCTGTTACAGCACAAGATATTGAGGCAATCATTGCTAAGGCTGGTCCTACTCAAACTATTCGTATTGAGCAAGCACCTCTTAAAATAGTTGGTGTCTCAGATACTGATAACAAAGAACCTTACAAACTTTAGAGTCATGCAAAAAATTATAAATGGAATCGCTATTGCAAGTGGTGTTATATCTGTCACCCTCGTTGGTACTGTTGGGGTTGTATATCTCAATAAGGATGCTATTATCGATAACATCAAAAAACAAGCAATTGAAGCAGTAACAGGAGGTCTCGGTGGTGGTGCTATAGGTGGTGCTCTCACAGGAGATGTAGGTCTTCCTGATTCATCACCTCAAGCAGCTGCACCTCAAGGTGCTAGTCTAGGTCTTCCTGTTCCTGGCGGATTCTAATGGACTTACAAAAGATTGCATCCACTGGTACAGCAGTTGTTGTAGTCGGTACTGGTACAGTAGTCGGTGGTAATGTTGCCATCGACAACTATACTGGTGGTCCTGAAAAAAGAGAAACTGCAAAGGCAGAACAGATAAGACAGATAGTAGCAGAAGAAGTATACTATCAATTGCTTAAAGCATACCCACCTCAGACTGGTAATGTAAAAGGATACAAACCACCAGTTCAAGATTACAAACAACAGATACCAAAATAGTTATGGAAAAGGATATCGACATAGAACAGACGGCACAGATTGCTTCTCTAACAAAAGATATAGATCTCTTGCGTGGTGAGGTTGCTCGTTACAAAGACAAAGAACACCAACAGTTTAATAATAGAATTAGTAAACTAGAGAAGTGGGTGTGGGGTTGCAGTGCAGTCCTTGCCTGTGTAGTTACTGTTGGTGGTATTCTTCCAAAGGTTGTTGATATCGGTGGCGGTATTGATGATATAGGTTGGACAGCAGATACTAATAGAGAGTTCCTTAATTCAGTTGTAATACCTTCCTTGAAAAAAGAGGGATGGGAATCACAATTCTTTAAGTCTTGGGATAGAAAAGGTGCTTGGGAACAGTACAACTAATAGAATGGAAACTTACTTATGGCTCCTATTCGTGACGTACCTAATATTACTCTCGGTGGATTTAATATTCCTAACATCGTGGTCAGGCAATCCTCCACTAGTATTGGAGGCGTTTGGATAAAGAGACCTTTTGTAAGGGATATCAATAATCTTAATATAGCAGATAGTAGAAGTTGGATGGTAGAACCTCCACAAGCTATTCCTCCAGTAGTTCCTGTTACTATTAGAGCAGGTACTCCAATAGTTGATATGCCTGGTTGTGTTAGGGTACATAAGGAGAACGCAAAGAACCCTAATAATAAAAATAAACAATTAGTTAATGATGACCCTAAGCAGAACGTAGTGTTGTGTGATAATGGGATGCCTTACTATCAACCACCTGAGTATGATTATAGAGAGCTTAGTTGGCAGACAGTTAATCCAAATGAAGAGGAAGTTGATGAAGGTGTTAATACAGATGAACCTCCAGCACCTGATCTAGACACTCCAGAACCGCCTCCAGCAGGAGGTAATAGGGATGAACCTATAGAATGTCCTCCACTTAATGCAAGAAGGGTTGGTGATCTATCTACTAATGGACTAGAAAGAATTAAAGAATATAAGTTAACACCTGATGGTAGAGTATGTGAAACCATATGGGAACCTGTTCCAACAATGGATCAGTACTTACCATCTATAGGAACAGTATCAACTACAGCAACTATTGGTGCTGTGGCTGCGACATCTGCCCTACTTGCCAAACCCCTAGCAGATCTGCTCCTGAAGATTGTGAAACCTGCTGTGAAGAAGGTTGTTGCGAAGATTCAGAAGATGACTGGGAAGAAGGAGAAGGTTCTATCTCGAAGGGAGCGTCTATTGAAACAGAGGGAAGCTGTTGCTGCTGTAAAAGCTGCTCGGAAGTTGAAGGGGGGTTAAATTTAAGACTCGGCATATCATGCTGGTGTGGCATGATCTGACCACCTGGTGCAGTAACCATTACGTCAGCACAAATAGAATGATAAGGTGATTTAGGATGGAACATGATACCAGCTTTCTTTAACTCACCACAATTTTTAAGACGAGCAATCTCAAAGTCTAATCTTTTATTTGCTGTTAACTGAGTCTGCATTGCTATCTGAGCATTTGCTGCCTCGTGACATTGCTTCTGGAATTTTCTATTTAATGGAATTGATAGTGTAGCAGAGAGACCAGCATTAAAGGACTGGTTTGCTTTCATATCAGTTCGTATAGGTTTGTACCAAGTGGGTGTCATACTACCACCACTACCTACTATATCAGGTACTCCATCAGGAGCATCTACATCTATTTCTATCTCTATACTTTCTCCATCTTCAAACCAACGACTACCGTCTGCTTTAGTACGAGTATCATACCAGTCTTCCCAAGGGTAGTTCTTTACAGTGACTGTTTGTTTAACAGTCTTACCCTCTACATCTGTTAGGTTATATTGTGGTTCATCATAGAAGTCCTCCCAAGGATCTTTACGTGAATCGGCAAACTGTATATAGGGAGTAAGGTTAAACGTACTACCTTGACATGACACACCTCCACCGTAGGTGTTAGTCACGTATGGACCTTGTAAAACTTGTATTGCCTGGTTCGTTACTGAGCCCGAACTGTTGGCGATTGGATTAGCTGTTGCTCTTACACCCCCTACACCTTCCGCCAGTGTGACAGGGGCAATCGCAAGATTTGATAGACATAATGCAGCTATTGGGTAAAGGTTGAAGTTGTGTCTGTGACACTTTTTATTGCTGTTGTTCTTTGGATGATTGTTTGATTGGTCATCCCTGGTCCTTGATACGTTTGTACGAAACTGAACGCCTCTCCTGGAGTCGTTATCGTGAAGTCTGAACCTGTACCAAGGTCTAATGAATCGAAGGAACTTGTTACGGCTCCTGTGATTGTTGCTCCATTCGTCGCTGTTCCCGACGTTGAAGGTTGTATTGTCACTGTTGATGTATTCACGTTGGGGTTTAATGGTTGTCCGTCGTTGGATATTCCATGGCCCGATACTGAGTATTCCCATCCTGTTCTATAATCAATTGAATTTATTGTCTCTGTGACTGTGCTTTCAGTTTCAGTATGACTAGTCATTGAGCCCTGTTGGAAGTTTGGGACCACGGGGACCGCCTGGACAGGAGCAGTGATGGCACTTACAAGTGCCACACACAGGGCATATCCTATCTGAGTAGTCTTTATTGGGATCGTAGTCTTTAATCCAGTCATTGTCACGTTTAGCAAATAGGGACTTTAGTAGTCGAAACATTACCTGACGGTAATCTCGGATACAAATTGTCCTGTAGCTGAAGTTCCAGCTCCACCAGCCGTTAAAGTCATAACACCTGCTGAGGTTATAGTTCCTGCAAGGGTTCCTGCGACTCCACCAGATGACGTAAAGTTTGTGCCGTATGCAGGCATATCTGCTACAACACCACTAGCAACGTCAACACCAGTACCGATAGGATTTACTGCGTCTCCTGAAGTGAAACTTTCGCTAAAGCTGAAAGCCGCACCTGCTGTGTTAATATCGTATACACCAGGATCTAACGTTGCAGCAGCAGTACCAGAAGGAGCTGCTAACTTACCAAAGTGATCATCAGCAGATGCCACTTTAATGTTATTACCACTTACAGTATATGTTGAACCCAGCCTTGTACCAGAACTATAAGCTGCATCAACTGTTAGTTGAGTACTTGTAGTCAGTCTATGAACTAGATCAGCACGAGCTGCCATTGGTGTCATCCCAAGTAACATAACAATAGGTAGTAATTTCTTCATCTTTCTTGACATTGTTACCTGGAACTATATAGGTGTTTATAACCCCCATAAATTGTGCGGTAGATAACACTTTGGGAAATCTTAAGATCATGATTAAATAGTAGTGTCGCCATAAAGGGACACACTACACTCGCTTAATAAGGAGAACTATTATGACTAACCTACAAAGGTATACTGCTGCAGATCTTCCAGCACTAATGGAGAAGA